ATATGCGGCGGCAGCCGGGGGCGGGGTAAGCCCCAAAAATCCCGCAAAAAATAAAAAGCCATTTTTGCCCCATGTTGTAAAATCCGGCAAAAACAAAAAGGCTATTTTGGGCATAAAACATATTGACACAAATTATGCCGTGTGCTACACTACCCTTACAAGATGAAGGGAGCGATGCACATGAAAGTCGGGTATATTCGGGTGTCCACCGAGGAGCAGAACACGATCCGCCAAGAGATACTGATGAAAGACCTTGGCGTGGAGCGTGTCTACATGGATAAAGCGAGTGGCAAGAGCCGCACAGGCAGGCCGCAGCTGGAAGCGATGATGGATTTCGTCCGAGAAGGCGATGTGGTCGTTGTTGAGAGCATCAGCCGGTTTGCGAGAAGCACGAGGGACTTGTTGACGCTGGTAGAACAGCTCACAGACAAAGGTGTGGGTTTTGTATCGCAGAAGGAATCCATTGACACGAACACGCCACAGGGCAAGTTCATGCTTACGGTGTTTGGTGCAATGGCGGAGCTGGAGCGAGAGCAGACCTTACAGCGGCAGAGAGAGGGCATAGCGGCTGCAAAAGCGGCTGGGAAGTACAAAGGCCGTCAGCCGATAGCAATCAGCGATGATCTGCTTAAAACGGTGCATGAGCAGTGGTACAAGAACGAAATTACAACGGCCTATGCGGTTAAGCGGCTGGGTGTAAGCCGGAATACCTTTTACCGCCGGATGTGGGACTACGAGGATTCCGCAGGGATTCCGAGACGTCGTTGAGGGGGGAGAAAGAGCCATGAAAAAGAGCAATGCGAAGCCCGCTGACAAGAAGATGATAATCGTTTTTGTCATTCTGATGATTGCTATTATAGCTTTTGCAACCAGTAGCAAGAGCGGCGAACAGGCGCCTGCCGAAGAAGACCAGTACACCCCCGCAAGCTTCGAGGAGATTTACCAGGATTACGAAGATAACGAGCTTGTGGCAGATGACCTATACAAAGGCAGACGGTATGAGGTAACCGCCACAATCAACGGGATGGAAACCGGTGGGCTTATGAACATGACCGGCGGGGCTACCCTGACGATGGAAAAGAAGATTGGGAATACAATCGTTGTATTTCTTGCCGAATTTGAGCGAGACCAAGAGGAAGCCTTGAAAAACATTAAAGTCGGAGACGAAATCACATTTGAGGGGACTTGTTATAGCGCAGGTTCTTGGTCAGATTGTGAACTTGTAAACTAACTTTGCATAAAACCAAATAGAATGGACTACCGATTATTCGGCAGTCCATTTTTTATTGCAGGAGGACGAATGGATTATCGGAAGATTGCGGAAAGCATCAAAAGCCGAATAGAGAAAACGCATGACCGAGAAGCCTACAAGGATTTGCTGGCGTTGTGTATTGGGTACGAAGCGGAAGATTTTGCTGCGGCGCACCAGTTAAATTCCGAAGTCCGAAAAATGACCTCCGAAGCGTTGCGTAACGGAAACCCGAAGGATGCGGAGCATTTCTACACACTGCATAAGCAGGCTATGCTGTTTGACGCACCGCATGATTTTGATACCTTCCTGCTGTATGTGGAAATGGACAGAAAACCGGAGAAGCGGTTTTATGCTCCGCGCAGGCGGTATCTAAGACCTATTGTACAGGGGTATCAAGATGTCCTTGACGGCAAATTAAGGCTGCTGACCATTTCCCTACCGAAAAGAGCCGGAAAAAGCCAGCTGGGGATAAATTTCATCAACATGATTTCCGGCAGAAACCCGGATAAATCGTCCCTTATGGAAGGCACGGGCGATGACCTTGTGCGGAGCTTCTACAACGGCTGTCTGGAGTATCTGCAAACGCCGAACGAGTATTTATTCTACGATGTGTTCCCGGATGCTCCCTTGGTGCAGACCAACGCAGACACGAAAATTATCAATCTGCGGTCAAAATCCCGATTCCCCACGGTCATGTGCCGGTCGATTGACGCACGGCAGGTTGGCTTGTCGGAGGCAACCAATGTCCTTTATTTGGATGACTGTGTGGAGGGCAGAGAGGAAGCGAAAAACCGTCAACGGCTGGATGATAAGTGGGAAGTAATTTCCGGCGATATTTTAGGTCGTGCCATTGAGGGTACGCCTATTGTAGCTACCGGGACGAGATATTCCCTGTATGACCCAATCGGGCATTTACAGGAGGAAGCGCAAAAGGGCGGCTGGTCGTGGAAAGCCATTGAAATCCCAGCCCTTGACCCGATTACAGATGAAAGCAATTATGAGTATGAGCGGGAGGGGAAAAAGGTTTTTACCACCGCATATTTCCGCGAGCAGAGAGAGCTTCTGAGTGCGGAACAGTTTGAAAGCGAATTCCAGCAGCAGCCATTTGAAGCAAAGGGGCTGCTATTCAATAAGTCGGAGCTGAACTATTTCTTTGAACTGCCGGTAGACCGTGACCCGGATGCGATCATTGCCGTGGCAGACACCGCAGAAAGCGGAAAAGACAGCACGGCGATGCCTGTTGCAGCCTTATATGGAGAGGAAGTCTACATCGTGGATGTGGTATACGACGATTCTCCCGCAGAGGTCACAAAGCCGGAATGCGCAAAGTGCCTGATTGATAACAAAGTGGGAGATGCACTGTTTGAATCCAACAACGCCGGTATGTATTTCGCAAGAGATGTTGCGGAGCTTGTGAAAAACGCAGGATTCAACACCAGCATACGGACAAAAAGGACAATTTCCAACAAGCAGACACGGATTGAGTTTGCATCAGACGGGATCAAGAAGCATTTCTACTTCAAGCATCCGTCCACATACAAGCGAGGGTGTCAATACTGGGGATTCATGCAGGAAGTGACCACCTATGTAAGAAGCGGCAAAGTGGCGCACGATGACGCGCCTGATTCCTTGTCGTTGCTGGAGAACGAAATCCGAAACCGCATCAGCGGCAAGGTTGAGATATTCAAAAGACCGTTTTAAGGGGTGACGCTATTGAGACAAATGTTTGGTAGAAAGGTCATTTATTCGGATGCTACCGAGGTAAACGAGGGTAATATTGCAAATATCCTGCAAAAGGCAATGGTTATCCACGCCTCCAACCGGGCGGACATGGAATATTTATACAGGTACTATAAAGGCGACCAGCCTATCCTTGCGAGAGTAAAGGATGTACGCCCGGAGATCAACAACAAGATTGTTGAAAACCGGGCAAACGAAATTGTGTCCTTTAAGGTTGGCTATTTGATGGGCGAGCCTGTCCAGTATGTCAGCAGAACGGCCGATGAAAAAACCGCCGAGATGGTGACAAAACTGAACGATTATGTTCTTTCGGAGGACAAACCGGCAAAGGATAAAGAACTGGCGGACTGGTTTCACATCTGCGGCACGGCTTATCGCATGGTCATGCCGGACACCCCGGAAGATGAGGACGAAGCCCCGTTTGAGATTTATACCCTTGACCCACGGTTTTGCTTTGTGGTGTATTCCGTGCAGTTGGGTAATCCTCCCCTCATGGCGGTCAAGTATGTCAAGATGGAAGATGGGACAGTCGTTTTCAGCTGTTACACGAAAGACCATTTCTATGAAGTGACAGACACATGGAGGATTATTCGTAGCGAGCCGCAGATTTTGGGGATTCCCATTATTGAGTACCCGGCAAACCGTGCAAGACTTGGCGCGTTTGAAATCGTTCTGAATCTGCTAGATGCAATCAACAATGTGGAATCCAACCGCATGGATGGCGTGGAGCAGTTCGTGCAGTCTTTGCTTCTGTTCCACAATGTGCGTATTTCCGAGGAACAGTATTCCGCATTGCGGCAAGACGGCGCAATTCAGTTTGAGGACATTGACCCGCAAAAGAAAGCGGAGATCAAGAACCTTGTTACGGAGCTGAATCAAACGCAGACACAGACCCTTGCAGACAACCTGTATAACACGGTGCTGACCATCTGCGGGATGCCAAACAGAAACGGAGGTTCTTCCACTTCTGACACCGGCTCTGCGGTCATCATGCGTGACGGCTGGTCTGCGGCAGAAGCAAGAGCAAAAGATTCCGAGCTGGTGTTCAAGCGTTCCGAAAAAGAGTTCCTGAAAGTGCTTTTGCGGATTTGTAACGATCTGAGCGATTTGTCTTTGAAACTGTCTGCAATCGAGATCAGATTCACCCGGCGGAACTATGAGAATATTTCCGAAAAGGCAAATGTGCTGGTAACCATGCTTGGTAACGGGAAAATTGCGCCGCAGCTTGCATTTACACATTGCGGTCTATTCAGCGATCCGCAGCTGGCATACAAGATGAGCATGGAATATGTCGAGGAAAACGGAGGAAACAATGGAATTAACGCTGGAGATGGTACGGACGATCAACGAAATTCTCAAGAACCGCAACCAAGCGGAAGTGAAAGTGGAGAACGGGAGGATCGTAGTAATCGAAGTGCGTAGGAAAAAGAAATACTGAGTGGGTCTGGCAAGGGCTTGACCGACAGCCGAGGGGCTATCCGAAAGGGTAGCCCCTTTATTTTTTCGATTTACCCGCCGTAAGGCGATAAATGGTCAGGGACGACCTAAAAACGCAAACGGGAGACAACCCGCAAAAACAGAAAATAGTGCTGAGTGAACAGCCTTGTTAAACGCAGGAGGTAATCAAAATGGCAAAAATCGACACCAGCAAGATCAAGGGCTATGCGGAAATGTCTTTGGATGACAAGCTGAAAGCTCTGGAAGCGTTTGAGTATGAGGATAACGCCGCAGAGCTGGAGAAGCAGAAAGCGGCAGTTTCTAAGGCAAATTCCGAAGCCGCTGCTTGGAAGAAGAAGCACAACGAGCTTCTGTCCGAGGATGAGCAGAAGAAGCAGCAGCAGGCGGATGACATTGCCGCTATGCAGAAGGAGCTGGACGAACTAAGACGTGACAAGACAGTTTCGCAGTTCACGGCCAAGTTCATCGCACAGGGCTATGACGAAAAGCTTGCGGCGGACACCGCAAAGGCAATGGCTGACGGCAACACTGATAAGGTGTTTGCCAACCAGCAGGTGTTTTTGGAGACATACGCAAAGCAGGTAAAAGCCAGCGCAATGCAAGGCACACCCAAGCCCGCTGCCGGAGCCGGGTCGAATGGTGCAGACTTTTCCAAGAAAGCTGCCGATGCGCAAAGCACCGGCAATTTTGCGGAGGCGGCGTACTATACCCGCATGATGAATCAGGACAACAACACACAGTAAAGGAGAATGAATTAAAATGGCAGATACTTTTGCTACCAGCTTCGGAGTGCTGAATTACTCCGGTATGCTTTTTAACAAGGGCAACATCCGTACCCCCCTTTCTTCCATTATCGGAAGCCGTGCAAAGACCACCAATCATGTGGAGTTTGTCACCGGGCAGGAATATAGCTCCGCTGGCGGCGCACAGCCCGCTATCAGCGAAACTGCGTCTCTGACTGCTCCTGATGCTTCCGTGGTGACCCGCACCCAGAAAACCAATGTTACGCAGATTTTTCAGGAAACCGTGGGCGTTTCCTACGCCAAGATGTCCAACATGGGAACCCTGTCCGGCGTAAATATTGAGAATCAGCAGGCCAACCCCATCAATGAGCTGGATTTCCAGGTGGGTGCAAAGATCCAGAAGATCGCCCGGGACATGGAGTTCACCTTCATCCAGGGCGCATACAACAAGGCCACGGACGATTCCAAGATCAACAAGACCAGGGGACTTACCACCGCAATTACCACCAATGTTACCGTTATGGGTTCCAAGCCTCTGGGCCTGTGGGATGTGGCTGACATGGTGAAGAAGATTTACGGTGCAAACGCTCCCACCAACGGTCTGGCACTGTGGTGTGATGCTGTGACCATGTTCCAGATCAATGCGGATGCCGTGCAGAACGGTCTTACCGTTGTCCCTGTTGCTCGCGAGATCAACGGCATTGCGCTGTCCAGCGTAATCACCCCTCTGGGCGTTGTTTATCTGTATCTGGGTGAGTGCCTGCCCGCTGGCACCGCACTGCTGCTGAATCTGGATGTTATTGCGCCCGTGTACCAGCCTGTCCCCGGCAAGGGCAATTTCTTCCTGGAGCAGCTGTCCAAGACTGGTGCTGGTGAGAAGTACCAGCTGTTCGGGCAGGTCGGCCTTGACCACGGCCCCGAATGGTATCACGGCAAGTTCACCGGCATCTCCACCGAGTTCACGGCACCCACTTACAGCCGTAGCGTGTTTATTGCCAATGACGCAAGCAATCCTGTAAACACCAAGGCTGTTACTGGCTGATAAGGGAGGGCGGGAAGTATGACCGAAGCTGAAAAGACCGAGCTTCTAGCTACTATGACAGACCAGCAAGGAAGCGTGCTTTCCGCCTACCTTGCTATTGCCGGGGATAAAGTGCTGCGCAAACTATACCCGTTTGATGACACGATTAAAGAAGTCCCCGAACGGTATCACATGACCCAAGTGGAGATTGCAGCATATCTGCTGAACAAGCGCGGAGCAGAGGGCGAAACAGCGCACAGCGAGAATGGCATTTCCCGCTCCTATGAGGATGGAGATGTTCCATCCTCCCTCTTGCGTGACATTGTCCCTTACGCGGGGGTGGTGCGATGAGGTGCATGGATCGGAACAAATCCGAGTTCTGGTATCTCCTGTATGACGGGAAAACTATGAATGTGTCCGATGATGGATATGAAACTGGGCAAATGTCCGTGAAGTACAAGGACGCAGTGAAAATGCTGGCGAATATTTCCCCTGCATCCGGGGCGGCTCAAGTGGAGCAATTCGGGCAATTTGTTTCCTATGACAAGGTCATCGTCACGGATGACATGGATTGCCCCATTGCAGAAGATACCGTTTTGTTTGTGGACAAAAATCCGGAATATAAGGATGGGAAACCGCTTTATGACTACATCGTAAAGCGCGTGGCCAAATCTCTGAATTCTATCTCTATTGCCATAAGCAAGGTGAATGTGTCGTGAAGCACAAGGTTGTTACCACCCTCTCTCCATCCGGCGTACAGCAGATGATCGATTCCGTTCGGGAGTACCGGGAATGGATAAAAAGCGGCTGCGCAAGGCTTTTGGAGCGCCTTACACAAGAGGGATACGAAGTGGCAAGCGCCGGCTTTGCGAGCGCCGAATATGACGGCACAAACGATGTAACCGTGTCTGTCGAAGATCGAGGAAAAATAAAGGCCGTTGTCGCCGTTGGCGGCACGGTCTTATTTATTGAATTTGGCACAGGCGTAACATACCCGGATAATCACCCGGAAGCAAGGGACTTGGGAATGGAGCGCGGAGAATATGGCCAAGGACGCGGAAAGCAATCCACATGGGGCTATTACGGCGAACCCGGTACAAACGGAACCGTTGTAGGCGAAAGAGAAAAGGGGACGCTTGTTCTTACACATGGTAATCCGGCCAATATGCCCATGTATAACGCCGCAAAAGAATTGGAGTTGCGGCTTGGAGAAATCGTAAAGGAGGTGTTCGGATGATTGATGTGGAACGGATGATTTTTACCCCGATTGCAGAGGCCTTGCGAAAGAAGTTCAAGGGGATAGATGTTTCCGGGGCGTATGTAAAATCTCCTCCCAAGTTTCCCCACGCAAGCATTGTAGAACAGGACAATTACATGACCACATCCAATCAGGACAGCTCTGACACTGAGCGTTTTGCAACCGTCATGTATGAGGTCAATGTATACTCCAGCAAAGCCGGCGAAAGCAAATCGGAGTGCCGCAGCATCCTGTCAGAAATCGACAAAATGCTGTATGCAATGAATTTCACGCGCATTTCCATGACACCCGTCCCAAACATGGACAGTGCGTCAATCTATCGCTTAGTGGCACGATACCGTGCCGAAACGGACGGAAACACACTTTTTAGGAGGTAAATTATGGCAATCAGTACCTATAAAATTTTCCTGATGCAGAAAAGCTCTCCCGGGACCACCTGGACAAAACTGGTGGACATCAAGGAGTTCCCCGACCTTGGCGGTGACCCCGAAATGCTGGAAACCACCACCCTGTCTGACAAGATGCAGACCTACATCGCCGGTATTCAGTCTATGGACGGCCTGAGTTTCACGGCGAACTACACGCTGGCCGATTACAAGACCCTGAAAGCAAAAGAGGGCACAGAAGCGGATTATGCCGTGTGGTTTGGCGGCACGGAGACCGGCGGCGCTGTTACCCCCACCGGCTCTGACGGTAAGTTCTCTTTCAAGGGCCAGCTTTCCGTGTATCCCACCGGCGGCGGCGTAAACGAAGTGGTCGGGATGAATATCACCATTGCGCCCACCTCGGTCATCACTTTGGATGACAGCGAGTAAGGAGGAATTATGGCAAAGACAATGACCATCGAGCACAACGATGTAAAGTATGTGCTGGAGTATACCAGAAAGTCTGTGGAGATGATGGAGCGGCAGGGCTTCGAGATCGAGGAACTACAGCGCAAGCCCATGACCTATCTGCCCGCCCTGTTCGCCAGTGCTTTTTTGGCGCATCACCGCTATGTAAAGCGTGACGTGATCGACAAGATTTATGCCCAGCTGCCCAACAAGGGCGATATGCTTGGCAAACTGGTGGAGATGTATAGCGAACCCATTGTAGCGCTCATGGATGATCCCGAAGCCGAGGGAAACGCCAGCTGGACGGTGGACTGGTAAGCGAACCGCCGCCCGGTAAAGAGGGGGGCAATACCCCCCTCTACGCTTACACGGAAAAGTTCTATGAGGTTTTTCCTTATTACCTTGCAATAGGCATGACCTACGAGCAGTTCTGGGAAATGGATTGCGAGTTGGTCAAGTACTACCGTAAGGCAGCGAAAATCAAGCAGGACTTGGACAACCAGCAAGCATGGCTACAGGGCGCGTATTTCTATGAAGCCTTGGCGGATGTTTCGCCCATTCTTCATGCGTTCGCAAAGAAGGGCACAAAGCCTATTCCGTATCGAGATTCCCCCTATCAGGTGAGTGAAAGCAGTAATTCTGCGGAGAAAAAGGCGAAAGAGCAGAAGAATGATAGCCGTGCAAAAGCAATCATGGAAATGTTCATGATTGCAAATAACAAGAAATTCGAGCCGGGAGGTGAAAAGCATGGATAATCTTGAAATTCGCGGACTTGAATTTCAAATCAAAGAGAACAGCGACAGTGCCGTTGCGTCTTTGGGGCGGCTTGAAAAAGCGTTGTCCTCCCTAAAGACGGCCACTTCCGGCGGAGCGTCCGGCGTAAGGACTGCTGCAAATCAGATTGCTGCGCTCAATAAAGCGTTGTCTGGGTCCGGTGCAGTTGGGCAAAAACTTAAATCTATCGCTGCCGGGCTAAAGGCCATATCCGATGTTGGAACCGTTAAGATTCCAAAATCGCTTGGGACTAATATGCAATCGCTCGGAACGGCACTATCCGGGATTTCCGATGGTGATATAGACAAACTCTACAATGTCGCAGATGCTTTGCGCCCTCTATCCGAACTGGAAGGCGCGCACATGCGTTCGTACATCAACCAGCTCAGCGCTTTTCCGGATGTTGTGCGCGAACTCCGCGCCGCAGACATTGACGAGTTTTCAAACCAAATGACCCGGCTTGCAAATGCGCTGAGACCGTTTGCCACAGAAATGCAACATGTAGCCGATGGATTTAGCGCCATGCCGTCTCGAATTCAGCGGCTCATAACAACGACAGAGAAGTACAACAACACGGTAAACAAAGGATCCGCCCAAACGAGCCGATTTGGGATTTCCCTCAAAAACATAAAAACGGCAGCGGTTATGGCCGGAATTCGTCAACTGTACGGATCAATTTCTAAAATGATAGTTGCGTCTAATTCCTATCAGGAAGATTTGAACCTGTTTACCGTGGCTATGGGGCAATACGCAGAAGAAGCACAAGAATATGCGGAAAGTGTCTCGAAAGTCGCAGGAATTGATCCGGGCAAATGGATGCGGAATCAGGGCGTATTTAACACTTTGCTGTCCGGCTTTGGCTCTGTCGCAGACCGTTCTTATCTTATGAGTAAGAACCTCACACAGCTCGGCTATGACATTTCTTCGTTCTTCAACATCTCTGTTGAGGAATCTATGCAAAAGCTGCAGTCCGGCATTTCCGGAGAGCTGGAGCCATTAAGACGGCTGGGGTATGATCTGTCGCAAGCCAAACTGGAACAAACCGCATTGACGCTGGGAATCGAGAAGTCTGTTTCTGCCATGACGCAGGCAGAAAAAGCGGAACTGCGCTATTACGCCATTATGACACAAGTTACAGAGGCGCAGGGCGATATGGCCAGAACCTTAGAGTCGCCAGCTAACCAGTTGCGCGTGTTTAAGGCACAGCTTGAGATGACAGCAAGGTCTATCGGTAATATCTTTATTCCTATCCTGATGAAGCTTTTGCCAATCGCTATTGCTATAGTTAACGCAATTCGGAAACTTGCGGACGCTATTGCCAAATTGTTTGGATTTGAGTTGTCGGACATTGATACTTCCGGTGTAAAGAATCTTGCAAGCGGGGCAGAAGACACCGCGGCTGGTCTTGATGATGCCACCAGCGCGGCTAAGGAACTGAAAAAGTCCGTCATGGGCTTTGATGAGCTGAACATTCTGAACGGCAACACCTCGTCCGGGTCTGGTTCTGCTGGCGTGTCCGGCGGCAGCGGATTTGACTTTGAATTGCCGGAATACAACTTCATTGATGGCGAATTAAGCCGACAGGTAGATGAAGTCACGCAGAAGCTCAAAAATGCGCTCCCGTGGATTCTTGCCATTGGCGCCGGATTAGCGGCGTGGAAACTTGGCCCAAAACTCGGCCTTGATTTACAGAAAACCATTGGCTTGGCTGTTGGAATTTTTGGTGCGCTTACGCTGGTGCAAAATATTCTCGATTCAATCGTAAACGGCGTTACAGAGGAAAACATGACCGGCATGATTTTCGGAATGACGCTTGCTGTGACCGGGCTATATGTTGCACTTGGGCCGGTGGCTGGAGGAATTACAGCCATTGTTTCCGGGCTTGCTGTTTTGGCCGTTGCGTTTACTGATGCGGAGAAAAATGGATGGAATTTCCAGAATCAAATGCTTGCTGTTGCTGGAATTCTCGCGGCTGGCGTAGGCATCGGCATTTTGACCGGCTCCTTTATCCCGCTTCTTATCGGAATGATTGCATCGTTGCTGCTTAGCGTTACTACGGCGACCGGGCACGGGCAGGAACTTATCGAAGGAGTCAAAGAAACGCTAAAGGGATTCATCGATTTCTTCGCCGGTATCTTCACGGGAGACACTAAGCGTACAGCCGATGGCATTGCTGGAATTTTCGGTGGGCTAAAAAAGGCGGTTGGTGCTGTGATCGATGGCATAAGGGACTGGCTTAACGGATTGTTGGATTGGATTGACCAGAAAACAAACGGAAAGTTGAAGCCGCTCATTACCGGAATTAAAGCTATTGTAACCTCCGTTTTTGGCAGCATAAAGCAGACCGTCGGGAATGTAATCGACGACATTAAGATGATTTTCTCCGGTCTTATCAAGTTTATTTCTGGCGTTTTCTCTATGGATTTTGACAAGGCGTGGGAAGGAATTAAGGACATTTTCAAGGGTGTATGGAACACCATAATCGACCTGCTTAACGGCGCAATCAATATCATCATCAGAGGGCTGAACTGGCTCATTAAGCAGATGAATAAAATCAGTTTTGATGTTCCTTCGTGGGTGCCAGCCATTGGTGGGAAGTCTATCGGTGTGAACATTTCCTATATCAGTGAGAATGTGCTTCCGCATCTTGCAAAAGGTGCAGTTATCCCGGCAAATGATGAATTCCTTGCTGTGCTTGGCGATCAGACCCACGGGAACAACATCGAAGCGCCGGAAGGCCTTATTCGTAAAATTGTCCGGGAGGAATCCGGAGGTTCCAGCGAAATTCACGTCACCATCGTTCTCGATAGTGTAACTGGAAAGAAATTGTTTGATACGGTGGTAAGGGAGAACAACGCCGTTATCCGGGCAACTGGGGCAAGCCCTCTTGTTACGTAAGGAGGTCAAATGGCAATTTTAACCATCACAAAGGCAGACGGGACGATTGTCCCGCTGCCTGACCCCAGCGAATATTCGTGGGGTCTACAAGATGTTGATGCAGACGGAACGGGGCGAAACCAAAGCGGGGATTTGTTTCGCGACCGTGTGGCAAGCAAGCGAAAACTAACTCTATCGTGGCCACCCATGAAAGCCGCCCCTATGTCTACGCTGCTGCAAGCGGTTGATGATGTGTTTTTCGATGTAAGTTATCCAGATGCCATGACCGGAACCACAAGGAAAATGACCGCATATGTTGGGGACAGAACGGCTCCAATGTATAGCCTTATTGATGGTGCATATCAATGGAATGGTCTATCTATGAACTTTATCGAGAGGTGAGCCATGCACACTGTAACGGATGAATTTCATGCTGCGTGTTCGGCACCGGGGCGTGAAGTTACCAGCAAAATCAATTTCAATGGAACAACAGACCTCCCCGCATCGGAGATACAGGAGATCGTTGTAACAGAGCAGTTTGGCTCATCGGACGGCGTGACCGTCGGTGCGGCGTTTTCTTCCAGTTGCAAGGTGACGATGTACAAGCAGGATAATTTGCCGCTGAATAATGCGTATTTTATCCCATCTGTTGGAATCATGGTGAACGGGGAAGCGCAGTATGTAGCGAAAGGCAAATACTACATCCCAACGGACGGAGTGGATGATAGCGGGAAACTGTGGATAACTGTCACAGGCTATGACCGTATGGCCAGCCTGACGGACGATTATGTGCCTACCATTGATTTCCCCGCCACTCCTTTTCAGATTCTTCCAGATGTGTGTACGCAAGGAAATGTCACTGCGCCCTCGGTAGCTTTGCCGGATATTCAAATTTCTGCACCCTACACAGGGTCACTGCGTCAGCAGCTCGGATGGTTGGCGGGGCTGATCGGATGCAATGCGAAATTTGATTCCGACGGCGAACTGAAATTCTGCTGGTACTCTGATAGTATTTCTGTTGGCCCGGAGGTGCAGTATCAGGGAGGACTTAGCAAATCCTCAGATTCCCCGTTTACCATACAAAGCCTTGTCACGGGAACGGAAGAAAACCCCATCACGGTCGGGACAGGTGTTGGCATCTCTGCCACAAACCCGTATATTACTGAAGCTGTGGCGGCTGCTGTTTTTGAGGGAATTGGAAACAAGGCAATGATGCCGTGTAAGGTGCAATGGCGGGGAGACCCCTCTACGGAAGCAGGGGACATATTGCACGTTACAGATGTGACCGGACCAGCCAGCACATTCCCCGTTTACATTATGGAACAGGAACTGCGTATAAAGGGCGGAATGGTGGCGAATACGACCTGCTATGCGCCGCAGGACAAGCAGTATGTCGTGGAAAGCCCCATTATACAGCAAGTGAAGCGGGAATATTCCGGCCTTGCCAAAGCCATGCAGGATGCCACAGAAAGAATTATAGGCGCGAAAGGCGGATACTGGGAAATCACGCTGGATGATGATGGATTCCCCACCGGGTGGATGGTTCGAGACACGCCCACTATGGAAGATAATACAAGGCTGTGGATTATGAACATCAACGGCCTGGGGTATTCCAAAGACGGCGGGAAAACCATTTCTGGCGTTGCGCTTACGATGGACGGCGCAGTAAACGCAGACACAATTACGGCTGGGCAAATGTCCGCAGAGCGTGTAACGATCAATGGGCAAACGCTTTCTGATTTCATTGATGCAAGCATTGATGAAGATGGACACCCTGTACTTCGCATTGGATCCTCTGCATCGGAGATTGTTTTGAAGGAATACAACGACAAGATTGGGTTTTATGACGCAAGCGGCACACTGTTAGCGTACTGGAATAACAACAGCTTTGAACTGGTAGAGCTATCGAAGTTCCGCCTCGGTCCGATGTCTATCGTTGTGCAGCCGAATCAATCCATAAGTTTCGTGGGGGTGACGTGATGACGAGTATCTACGGAAGCAAATCTAAGGGATGGCAGCTACGCCTTGACTATACGGTCAAGAGCCAGAGCATCGAAAATAACACCAGTGCGCTTGATTTAACCTTGTATGTGTATGACGGTACCGGGTACTCACAAAATGAGTCTGCGAACGAAGCGTATTACATTCTGCAAGGTACAAAAACTTGGAATCCGTACAATTATCCATCTACCGGTTGGTATAAACTGGGCGTAAAGTCTATCACTGTTACACATAGTGGCGACGGAACCGGGAAAGTCACGCTTTCCGGCGAATGGGACTGCGGCTTTGATTCGGCCTACACACCAAGGCATTTGACCGTCTCCGGTAGCGTTACACTACCAACAATTCCAAGAGCATCTTCCGTGTCTGCCGCAAATGGCACAATGGGCGGTAATGTAGCAATTACAATCACACGGAAAAATTCCTCCTTTACACATAAGTTGTCCTATAACGCCGGAAGCGGGTATGTCTCTATTGCAACTGGTGTAGCCACATCTTACACATGGGCAAGCCCTGACAGCATGATAGATGCTACCACGAATGCTTCTTCCCGCACGGTGACGATAAAATGCGAGACCTACAACGGAAGCAGCAAGATAGGTGAAAGCACGACAACCTGTGTCCTCACTGTGCCGGAATCCCTCGTTCCATCTTTAAGCGTGGTGCTTTCCGATGCCGCTGGGTATCAGCCGACATATGGATGGGTACAAAACAAGAGCCAGCTAAAAGCCGTTGCCACAACTGGCGGAGTAAGGGGAAGTACCATTGTAGGTACTGTCATGAAAATTGGCAATGAAAATGCCAATCTGAATACAGGGAATCTGCTTACAAAAAGCGGCTCTGTTGTGGTGACGGTAACTACGACAGATTCTCGTGGCAGAAACAAGACGGTTACAAACACTATTACTGTACAGCAGTATGCTGGACCGTCTATTGCAAATCTCACATACGCAAGAGGTTCCTATACAGGCGGCGTGTGGACAGAAAACAATACCGGCGCAGACATTAAGGTGATGTTTGATCTCACCATTTCTCTGAGTAATAACACCGCCAGCATCTCTTTGAAGATCGATGATGAGAATAGGCAAACCCTTTCTGCGCAAAGCTCCGGCTCAAAGGTTGTTTACATCGCCGGTGTCGGAACAGATACGACCAGAAAACTGACGGTAGTCGCCACGGACGCTTTTTCAAGCAGCTTTACCAAAGAAATGGATGTGGCAACAGTTGAAGTCCCGTTAAATATCAACTTTAACTTGCCGGGAGCGTGTTTTGGCGGGGTAGCCGAAAAAGAGAAAACGGTGCAATTCAAGTGGCCTATTTACGCCGAAAATACCGTGGAGCTGAACGGGGAATTGATTTTATCTGATTCCGCAGCGGGAAAACTTCGGCAAGCGATGGGCATCCAAGACTACATCATTGAGCAAGGCGTAAGTGGCAACTGGACGTACTACAAGTACGCCTCCGGTTATGCAGACTTGTGGTGGCGTGGTACAGTGACGCCCACCAGCTACACTACATTTGGCAGCGCCGCATACACAAATACGATTTCCCTGTCAATGCCCTTCGGGGTGACGGGGAACGTGGTAATCACCGGCAGTGCGACTGATCTGCACACAATCTGCAATACGGATTGGAGCTATGCTTCAAAAACCTTGTCCTTCCGCATGGCCCGTGGTGCATCAATGACACCAACAAATGAAACCGTATCGCTGCGGGTGACTGGCAAGTGGAAAGCATAAAACATATAAGGAGATACCGCATGACAGAAACTATCATTGTTGCACTTATCACCGGCGGCCTGTCGCTGCTGGGGGTAATCATCACCAGCAACAAGACCACCCGTGATGTGCAGGCCAAGCTGGACACGCAGCAGGCCGTCACCGACACCAAGCTGGATGAGCTGACCCGTGAGGTACGGGAGCACAATAACTTCGCCCGCCGGGTCCCGGTGATGGAGGAGCAGATCAAGGTAATCAACCACCGGCTGGCCGATCTGGAGCAGACGGCCAACCACTGAGCATCGCAAATCTAAAGTATGAGGAGGGATATGTATGTATCGAGGTACAACCCCCACGCTGACATTCCGCCTGCCCATCGACACGGGGAGCATCACGGTGCTGTCCTTGGCCGTAGCGCAGGCCGGACAGGTTAAAATCGAAAAAGCATTGTCGGATGTACAGCTGGACGGGAATGTTGTCTCCTGCACGCTGACGGAAGCCGAGACCCTGTCGCTTACTGCCGGGAGAGGCATTGACGCAAAGATACAGCTCCGTGTGGGCGTAGGCGGTCAGCGCATGGCATCTCAGGTATTCGAAGTGCCTGTGGAGCGTATTCTCCGGGATGGTGCGCTATGATCGAGTTTGCGGTAACTTTTTCTCCCGGCGCTGACCTGGAGGTCAACATGGGTCAGGTGATGGAGGTGTATGCTACCGAGGAGCGGACGGTGGAGCTGTCTATGCCCTCCGGCAATCAGGTCATCCTGCCCACCAGCAGCAAAGGAATGCGTAAGGTGACGATTCAAAAACCGGACACTATGCTGCCCGAGAACATCAAGAAGGATGTGGTGATCGGCGGCGTGACCGGCGCCCTTGAGGCACCACCGACAGGCCCTTATATAGAGTATACGTCCCTCGACAGTTCTGGTAGAGTGTTTACTGCTAAATTTCGAGGAACAATTGTTCCAGAGCATGCATTCTCTTATTTGGCGGAATTGACATCAGTAGATATGCCAGACAATGTAATTGCAATTGGTGATAGTGGTTTTTATCGCTGCCCAAAGCTCCAATTGACAAGTCTCCCTTCCGAAATTACCTCACTCGGAGATTTTGCATTCTCTGATTGTTCAAAGCTAGCGTTAACAAGCCTCCCTTCTGGAATCACCTCAATTGGAGACCAGGCATTTAGGGATTGCTTTAGTCTCGCATTGACAGGTCTTCCTTCTAGAATTACCTCAATCGGAGATTACACATTTAGGAATTGTTCAAAGATGGTACTAACAAGTCTCCCTTCTGGGATTACTTCAATCGGAGATTTTGCGTTTCTCAACTGTTACCAACTATCAATGACGACCCTGCCTTCTGGAATTACCTCAATCGGACAGTATGCATTCAACAATTGCCCAAGGCTCGCATTGACGGCCCTACCCTCTGGACTTACTTCATTACCAACAGCCGCATTTCAGTATTGCCCAAAGCTCGCATTGACGACCTTCCCGTCTGGAATGACCTCGATTGGAGCTTATGCATTTAGGCAGGGTACAGGTCTCGCATCAATAACCCTTCCCCCCGCACTCACTACAATCGGAGATTATGCATTTGCCAATTGTACTGGATTGGAAACGGTTAGATTTACGAGCACGGTATCATCAATTCCTGGTGGAGTATTTTCCGGATGCCCAAAACTGTCTACCATTTATGTTCCGTGGTCGCAGGGGCAAGTAGCAAATGCTCCTTGGGGTGCGAGCAATGCCACCATCATTTACGATTATACTGAGAATTAAAAAAGGGAAGGAGACGGAAGTGAATGTACAATACCGACTAAACCGATAAACAAAGGCTTGTCAACATTTTTTTGTGTGCCCGATTCGGGCACGGAAAGGAGCAATTATGGAAACTTTTGGCATCGCAAGCGTGGCGGTTATCACCGTCATCACCTACCTCGTGGGACTGGTGGGCAAGGCCAGCAGCATGAACGACAAGTGGATCCCCATTCTGTGCGGGGTCTGCGGCGGTCTGCTGGGGGCTGTCAGCTACTATCTGGCACCCATCCCGGACTTCCCGGCGGGCGACCCCATCACCGCCATTGCCGTGGGTATCGTCAGCGGTCTGGCAGCCACCGGCATCAATCAGGCTGTCAAGCAGTTGAGCAAGGGGGAGTGAGATATGGGCAAGCGCATCACTGCCGCATATCCCATCGCCAAGGCGGGCGGTATCACTGTCAACACCAGCATCCCGGCCAGCAAGGAGACCTATGACCGGCTGGGCGGGCGGGACGTGGCCTTTGTGGTGCTGCACTACACGGGCAACGTTAGTGACACCGCCGAGGCCAACTGCAAGTATTTCGCAGGCGGCGACCGGGAGGCCAGCGCACACTACTTCGTGGATGAGGACAGCATTTACCAGTCCGTACCGGCCTGTGACCGGGCGTGGGCGGTAGGCTCTTCCAATCCGGTACATCCTCTCTGCCGCAACACCAACAGTATCTCTATCGAGATGTGCTGCTCCGGGAACTACCATGTTTCCGAGCGCACCAAGGCCAACGCTGCGGCACTGACGGCGGAGCTGTGCAAGCTGCTGGGCATCTCCGGCGTGGACACCTACGTCCTGCGGCACTACGACGTGACCGGGAAGTCCTGCCCCCGGCAGATGGCAGGGAAGAACAACGCGGAGTGGGAGGCGTTCAAGGCCAGCGTCAAGGCGTTGCTGAACGAGAAGCCAAAGCCCGCACCCGCACCGACGACGAAGGAGGAGACGATCAACATGGAACTGCGTATGCTGCGCCGTGGCATGGAGGGCAACGACGTCCGGGCCGCCATGCTGCTGATGAAGGACAAGGGCTATTACCCGGATGAAATTTGGAGCGGTGACAAGCTCTTTGGCCCCAAGATGGAGGCGGGCCTGCGCCGGATGCAGGCAGATCACGGTCTGGGCGTTGACGGCATCATCGGCAATGCCAGCTGGAATTTCCTGCTGAAATAAAGGATAAAATAAATCCACTGGAGGGCGCAGAGGACACCGCTACGCCGGCCTCACGCCCGTGCATAAGCATCCGCACCTCCACGGCTATTGTTTTGCCGATGGATAACAACCATAAGGCCATAAGGAAGCTCTTATCAAATCTGCCGCCGAAACGTGCTATCGCCCTCGTGGAATCGGTTTTACTCCCAAAGACAGAGGAAATGATCGTCATAGATTGCGACGTGCGCCGGAAAAGCTGCGTACAGGTGGCAGTAGAGCGGAATATGTCCGTGGAAACTGTCAAGCGGTATAGGTGTAGAGCATACCACAAAATTGCACAGGAGCTATTTAACCCCCTGCCTTAATTGGCAGGGGGCTTTTTGCACTTTTCTGACACTTTTCAGGCACTTTCTGGCGCCTGTTTTTTTGTATCATAAAGGCAGAAAGAAGGTGGCAAAATGTACGACCGGCTTATCGCCTGCGGTTACACGGAGCAAATGGCGGCGGATATCTTGAAACTATTCCCTGACCCGGAAGAATTGCGGATATATGTATATTTTGCCGAACTGTTCCGTGAAGAAAGGACGGTATGTTGATGGCATTTAATCCTTACTACCAGAATCCGTATCAGCCGATGGGGTATAACGGGCAATACGGCAATTATGCCCCGCAGAACGCCGCAGGAGCTCCGCAAGCGTTCGGGTGTCAAATTACAAGGGTAAATGGGAGAAACGGCGCAGATGCGTTCAGAATGGCCCCCAACAGCTCTATTCTGCTGATGGATGAGAACGACCCCATTGTGTGGATGAAGCAGACAGACGGAGCTGGGTATGCAACGGTAACGCCTTACACAGTTTCTCCGTATCAGGCCGCACCTCCTGTGGATGTAAGTAGTCTAGAAGAGCGTGTAAAGAGATTGGAGGACACGATCAATGGCAAATCCAATGATGCAAATGCTGATGGGAAACGGAAGCCGAAAGCCGAATAACCCCCTTGCGATGGTGGCAGAGTTCCGAAAATTTGCAGCGAACATGACTCCGCAAAAGGCGCAGCAGGAAATCGAGCGGTTACTAACTTCCGGGCAAATGAGCAAAGAGCAGTTTGCTGATTTGCAGAAACAAGCAAAGGACTTTGTGCAATTCCTGAAATAGGCCGGGTCGACACGGTTTATTTATAAAAAATTATGAAAGGAGTTTCCCACATGGAGAACGGTATGTCCCTTAGCGATATCGCCGCTGTGACACGGGGAGCGAATGACGAGAACGGCTGGGGTTCTGGCTGGTTCCTTATCGTGGTTCTGTTCCTGTTCATGTTCGGCTTTGGCGGAAATGGCTGGAATCGTCAGGGTGAGTTCGGCCAGTATGCAACCGCTGCCAGCCAGCAGGAGATTCTGTTTGGCCAGCAGTTTGGACAGATCAACGACCGCCTGACCAACATCGGTAACGGCATCTGCAATCTCGGCTACGAGATGCAGGGCAACATCGGGCAGCTGGGCAAGGAGATGGCGCTGGCGCAGAATGGCACCAACATGACCATTATGCAGACCGGCAACAGCATTCAGTCCCAGATGGCTGAGTGCTGCTGCACCACCCAGCGGGCCATTGACGGCGTCAATGCCAACATCGACGCAAAGTTTGCTGCGCTGGAGAAGTCCCAGCTTGAGCAGCGCATTGCGGAGCAGTCTGCCCGCATTGCCAGCCTTGAGATGGATAACCGGATGTATGGCGTAGTCCGCTATCCCAACGGCTACACCTACAATGCCGGTAATTCCCCCTTCTGCGGCTGCAATAGCTGCTGCGGCGCAAACATCTGACAAAAGCGAAAGGCCCCTCTTGGCCGGGTTATGGGCGGGGCTGGTGTCCCGCCCTCTTTATTTTGAAAGGAGATTTTACAATGTCTTGCAAATCTGCGATTTACACTGCTATGCAGACCCCCACGGAGGTCGCCGTAAATGGTGTCATCCCTCTGGGAAGTCTTATCCGCCGCTACGGCTGCGATATTTCCCTGAACGGGAATGCCGTCAACATCATTGGCAAGGGCTATTATGATGTTGATGTGTCCGTTACCGTTGCCCCCACGGCTGCTGGGACGGTTACCGCAACGCTTATCAAGGACGGCGTTGTTGTCCCCGGCGCAACAGCTTCCGCAAACGCTGCGGCTGGCGCACCTGTTGCGCTGGCATTTCCCGCCCTTGTCCGGCAGGCGTGTTGTGCGTCCGGCTCTGCCCTGTCTTTGGTGCTGACCGGTGCGGCATCCACCGTCAGCAATGTTGCCCTTCGGGTACAGCGCATCTGACGGAGGTGCGGGATGAAAGTTATTGAAAAATTAGAAAATTTTATCGATAGCGAAATCCACGATGCAGAAGTATATGCAAAGTGCGCCCTCAAATACAAGGAATCCGACCCCACGCTTGCGAAACTGTTTTACGATTTGTCCACGGAAGAAATGCGACACATGGATTTACTGCACGGAGAAGTTGTTCGCCAGATCGAGCAGTATCGCAAGACGAAGGGCGAACCGCCTGCGGCCATGCAGGCTATCTATGATTATCTGCACGAGAAGCAAATCGACAAGGCAAAGGATGTAAAGAGCTGCCAAAGCATGTATCGCAATGGGTGATTTTGCAGCAAAAAACGTCAACCATTTTGTCAACCATAGAATGCGATTCCGCGCAAGTTACTCCAATTCTGCGCAACAGTTTTAAAAATTGCCCCGCGCAAATTCATGACATAAAAAACCCCGGAAGCCCTTGAAAATAAGGGTTTCCGGGGTTTGGCGCGGAAGGAGGGATTTGAACCCTCGCGCCG